GATGCTATGCCTGTGGTATTTGATGAGGCCGAGGGTGACGATAAGCAGAAGCAGCAAAATGAGGCGCGTCGTAAGGCTGTCATGGATCTGATGCGGCAGGCTTCGAGCGAGGGTCGTGGCCGTATTCTGAAGGGCTCAGCGAACCATAGCGCACAGACGTTTACGATGCGGTCGTCGTTTTTGATGTCATCGATTGGCGTTGGCTTGAAGGAAGCAGCTGACCTTTCCAGAACGGCAGTGCTGACGATTAAGCCGCTGGATAACTACAGCCTTGATGAACGCAAGAAGAAAGAGCAGGAGTTCAAGGACTTCTTGAGCCTTGCATCCGAGATCCCAGAAGATATGCCACAGCGCTTGGTTGCGCGGCAGCTGCACAATCTGTTTACGTTGCGTCATAACGTGGAGATTTTCAAAGAGACGATTGCCGTCATGCTGGCGAACCGCCGTGTTGGCGACCAGCTGGGGACGCTGATGGCTGGGTGCTATAGTCTGTATAGCACGAAGCGGTTAGACCTGAAGCAGTGCGAGAAATACCTGAACACAGTAAACCTTGAAGAGTTTCTACAGGTCAAGTCAGAGCGCGAAGATGTCGCCCTGCTGCATCACATTGTGGGAAGCATGATTCGGGTTGAGACTGTTCATGGCACGCAGGATCGCACGATTGGTGAGCTGATGGTTATTTGCTTCAAAAATGATGAACATGCGGATGTTAATTTGAAAGTAGCGGAGGCCACTCTTGCGCGTTATGGGATGAAGATTGAGCGCGAAGGTAAATCCGTTCATGGCGTATGGATAGGTCAGAGCATTCAGTCGATGAACCGGATTATGCAAACGTCTGTTTATTTTGAGGGCTGGGCTGGCGTTTTGATGCGTCATCCATATGCAAAGAAAAGCGGGAATAGTATCAGCTTCGGCGGAACGTCCGCACGAGCAATTTATTTACCCAAACAGGAGTGGCCAGTAGGACTATGGTAAAAAAGAATAAACACGAAGGCGAGGAATTGGCCTTCAAGATCATCCGTGATTGGCCGGACACTACGCTTCTCGGTAAGCGTCCGCATCACATCACCGCCGCATTTGGTATTACGTTACCCACTGCTGAAAGATTGTTGAAAGATGAGCGCCGCAGACGTAACTTCTAAGTTGAATTGCACTGATGAATGTGCAATATTTATAAGACAAATGGAGAATGATATGACCTTTAAAATTGAAGATGAACATGCAATCCCTGCTGCGCGTCAGCACAATGGTCGCCGTGAAAAATACCCTTGGTCGCAGCTGGACATAGGCCAGAGCTTCTTGGTTAAAGACGTTGCGTTGCGCTCGATGAGCAGCACTGCATCTCATGCAGGTCGCCGTAATGGCAAGAAGTTCATTGCTCGTGAGGCTGATGGTGGCGTCCGGGTGTGGCGCTATGAGTGATATTGTCGAGGCAATGGACATCGATGGGCAGCTGTATGTTTCCGGCCACAATCTGCCGGAATTTATGGAGCGCGCCACTGAGCGCGGTGCGGAGATGGAGTATCTCAGGATTATGGAGATCATTCAAGGTCGCATCGACGTTCACAGCCGCTTCATTGAATACTGCATGGAGAATGATGTGCGGGTAACGCCGAGTATCTTTAGCGCCGTAATGGAATTGCGTTCGCTGGTGCGGAAAATAAAGGAGAAATCAAAATGAAGAAGTTAGTGATTGGATTTGTCATTGGGTTGGCTGCAGGCGCAGCGGCTCCAGTGGCAGCGGCCACCCTTGTTGGCAATACTGGTTACTTGTTTGGCTGGACTGTCACAAAGGACGGCGATGAAATTTGTTATATGCCATTCGTCTGGACGGCGACTCGCGAGATCGAGTGTGATTAAATAAGGATAAAGATATGGATTACTTGTTGATTTTTATTTTTGTCGGGCTGTTCGTGCTTGGGTATTTGTTGGCACAGATACGAAACTTTGTATCTACCGAAACCATTAAGCGTGAGAACGAGCGGCTCAATGCAGAGCTTACCCGCCTTACTGATCGCGACAGCCGTGGTCGTTTCAAGGGCGATAAGTAATGCCGATAGTAAGCAGACCTAAACGAGTATGGACACCTGAGAAGGACGCTCAGATGCTGGAGTATTATAAGCATGGGCTAAGGCCGGCCTATATGGCTGAGCAAATGGGGCTGACGGTTGCGTCCGTGGAGTGCCGCTATAGGAAACTGAAGAAGGGAAGAGCCGATGACGGACACATTTGAATATCGAAAAGAATACAAGCTGACCAAGGGATATAAGGTTGAGTTTGCATTGGATGCAAGCGCTGGGCCGATGGCTGCATTGCAGGCTGAGTGGTCACCTAAAGTGCCGCCACAGAAAATCGTAAAGGGTAAGTTTCTGGAGGCGTATCGAAACGCCCGTAATGATTTCATTGGGTCTCTTGGTTTAAAAACACTGATCATAGAGCAATAGAAATGATTAAAGAACGCATCGAGGCGCTGCGTAAGCGCGAGGCTGTATGCTGGGATATGTCTGAGGTGTTCCTTCACGCCAAGGACGCACATGGTTTGCATGACATGGGTGTCGAGATCCAAGGCATCCACCGGGCCATCCGCGAACTCGAACATCTTTTACGCCAGTAAAGGAAACCTATGGTTCAGCTTAGAGACTACCAAGAATCAGCCGTTCAGGCTGTGCGCGACAGCTTTCGCGCTGGGCATAAGAAAACCCTGCTCGTTTCCCCTACGGGATCGGGCAAGACGGTGATCTTTAGCTACATCGCAGCAGGCATGGCGCAGAACAACAAACGAATCCTGATCGTGGCGCACAGGCGTGAGCTGCTCAAGCAAATCAGCGCAGCATTGAAGAGGGTAGGCGTATCACACGCCGTCCTAGCTGGCGGAACTCCGGGCATCCCTATTGCCAATGTGGTGGTGGCATCCGTGTTCACACTGGTGCGGCGCATGAAGAGCATGAAGCCGTTCGACCTTATCATTGGCGACGAGGCGCATCACTTTACGCCTGACAGCAGCTGGGGTAAGGTCGTCGCCGGCTTTCCGACCGCTCGCGTGCTGGGCGTTACGGCTACGCCTGCGCGGCTCGACGGCAAGGGCATGGGGCAGATGTTCGATGACATGGTGATGGGCCCTACAGTTGCTGAGCTGACCGCTCAGGGCTTCCTATCCCAAGCCGTGGTCTATGCACCAAGCGCACCGGATCTGGGCTCTGTGGGCACGCGCATGGGCGATTACGTATCAAAGCAGCTGGAAGACGCGATGGACAAGCCAATCATCACTGGCAGCGCGGTCAAGCACTATAGCAAATATGCCAATGGCAAGAAGGCAATTGCGTTCTGCGTCAGTGTCAAGCACGCCAAGGATGTAGCCGAGGACTTCCGTAAGGAAGGACACGCAGCCAGTCACATTGACGGGGGCATGGATGAAACTGAGCGCGATGGCGTTCTTAAAGCGTTCGAGGAAGATAGAATTCAGATCCTAACCAGCTGCGATCTGGTAAGCGAGGGCTTCGATCTGCCGTCTGTTGAGGTCGCGATCCTATTGCGCCCGACGAAATCTCTTGGATTGTATCTGCAGCAATGCGGTCGAGCAATCCGTCCGCACCCTGATAAGGAACGAACAATCATTCTAGACCATGCTGGCAACACTGCAAGGCACGGCTTCATTGATGATGAGAGGGACTGGAGCCTTGCTGACGGGTTCGTTGCAAGCCGTGGCAAGAACGATGAGAATGTTGTCTCAGTCCGGACATGCCCTGCCTGCTTTGCGGTTCATAAGCCAACGCCTACATGCCCAATATGCGGCCACGTTTACCCTGTCATGGCTAGAAAAGTGAAACATGTAGATGGCGATCTGGTTGAGACGCGCCGTGATGGTGAGGCAGAAAACGAAACGGTTGAAGATGCGCTGCAAAAAAAGTTTCGTGTTCTTACTAGCGTTGCCCGTAAGCGAGGCTATAATAACCCGACGCAGTGGGCATTCAATGTTATCTGCGGGCAAGAGGCATCGCGCCTTGCCAAGAAGGTTGGTATGAGAGATGCGCAGACAACCAATGGTTTGACGGAAGGAGAGAGGGCTTCGATATGGAAAATGACGGCGGGGAAGGCCAAGAGTTCCGTTCGGTAATAGTTCCGATCTCCCTCATCCATGCACTGACATTTGAAATGCTGCACGTTATTGATGAGTGGCATGAGGCCAGAGGCATTGTTGAATTAGATGGCAACAGATGCTTTGTCGCGATGATGGCATCTGTTGAGGCCGCAATGGAAGCGCTCCACAACGAATCTGGGAAAGCAACAATCCAATGAGAGAGGCTGTAATCCAACAGGACATCCGCGTCGCTCTGGGCCAGAGGCAGGACATCATGATGTTCCGCATTAACGTGGGCAAGTTCCGACCGCTCGATGGTGGGGCCCGTGTCATCCAGTCCGCACCTGAAGGGACGCCCGATCTACTTGGGGTCATAACGCCGGGCCGAGCGTTCGCTATCGAGGTCAAGACCGAGAAGGGTAAGCAGCGCCTTGCTCAAGCAGCATGGCAGAGTGCGTGGGAAAAGCGCGGCGGGATATATATTTTAGCCCGATCTGTAGAAGATGTATACAAGGGGCTTGACATCACTCCGTAGACATCTGTATGTCATGTGTAGGCCGACTAGATACGGCCATAACCGGAGAATAAAAATGGCTATAATTCAAGTACGTGACCAGAGGCACTGGCACGAGTTGCGTTCCCAAAACGTTGGTGGGAGCGATATTGCTGCATTGTTTGGGCTATCGCCCTATTCAAGCCGCTGGCAATTATGGATGGAGAAGTCTGGCAAGCTGCCGCCGGAGGACATCTCAGGCAATAAGGCCGTGCAAGCTGGCACGTTTCTTGAAAGCGGTATTGCAAACTGGGCGGCGCACCGCTGGTCAATGGATCTGACGAAGGTCAATGACTATTACACAGTCGATGACTGCCCCGGCATGGGTGCGTCGTTCGATTACATCGCGCACACTGGAGCGCCCGTCGAGATCAAGTGGTCTGCCCGTGGCTATGGCTGGCGCTATAATGGCGAAGAGATCGATGAAGCGCCTGAGAACTATCTGCTTCAGGTGCAGCACCAGCTGGCTTGCACGACTTCGGATCACGCATGGCTTGTTGCCCTGATCGATGACGAGCCGCGCCGCATGAAGGTTCCGCGCAACGACAACATCATTGATGCTATCAAGCATGAGGTCGCATTGTTCTGGCAGTCTATCGCTGATGGCAAAGAGCCGCAGCCAGACTACACGACCGACGTGGACGCTATCACGAAGCTAATGGGGACGCTGCCTAAGAGTGATATTGTCCTCGATGACGCAGACGCGCTGCTCTTCTTGGACTATAAGACTGCCAAGCAGGATGAGAAGGATGCAGTAGCTCGTGCCGATGAAGCAAAAGCAACGCTATTGATGAAGGCGCGTGCCAAGCTGGAGCTTATGAACACATCGCAAGACAAGGCTTCGGTCAAGTGCGGCGAACACAAGATGACAATCAGCAATGTGCCAAACAATCCCGGCAAGGAAATCACGCCGGACATGGTTGGCACTATGACTGGAAAGCGTTCCGGATACACGGCGGTAAGGATCACCTGATGAAGGATGTTGTTATGATGAGGGTCGATAGGGATCTGCTGGCAAGGCTGCGCGACGTTGCAGCCAAGCA